ATGACGTCCACATCGCAAACCAATATCGACTCTGCCTTATCATATAGAACTGGTGAAAACTCGGTATTCATCAACACATCTGACTATGGCTCTGATGCTGTAGCTCTGGCAAAGACGAACGGGATCCCGATGGAGGTCTGGACACTCGATGAGGATGAGGATATTAAGGCCCTTGACCCGTACATCACAGGTGTAACGTCTAATCTTAAGATCGCAGGTAAAGTGATCTATGAAGATCTGACCGTATGAGGGTGGAAATATGGTAAACATCATAATCGGCACCACGCCGACTATCACGTATAAATTTAAAATCGTGTCACCGGCTGACTTTCGCACGGTAATCCTGACGATCAAAAACCAGTCAGAGACAGAGCCGGAGGAATAAGAAAGGACATAAAGCATGGATATCGTTGTGTTTCTTGAAAATTTCCATTTTCGTAACGAAATTCTTGAACTGATTGTGCCGATCATCATGATGGCTGTGGATTTCATTACAGGATCATTCAGCGCGTGGATGACGCACACATTCCAGTCAGCCAGGATGAGGGCAGGGCTCACAAAGAAGGTGGGTGAGATGTCCATCATCGTCATTGGTGCCCTGCTGTCATATGCGCTGAGACTTCCGCCTCAGATCATGGCAGGTATCTCGCTCTACATCATCTACATGGAACTGATGTCTATTTGCGAAAATGCGAAAAAGATGGGTGCTCCGCTCCCTGGATTTGTAAGCAAAGTTCTTGATACAGTAGACGCCACACTGAAGGAGGAAGATGTCACAGAAGCGGTCAAGAAAATCAAGGAGCTTGAAAAAGAGATCGAAGAACTGAAGAAATAATTATAAAAATCACAGGCTGAGGGCTTAACGGCTCTCAGCTTTTTCTGTATATGGAGACAAACACATGAAGAAAATTATTGACGTTTCCGAACATCAGAAAAGGATTGACTGGCAGGCGGTCAAAGCAAGCGGAGCTGTAGACGGCGTGATCATCCGGATCGGCTACGGCGATGATGATGTCTCCCAGGACGATGACTATATCAAATACAATCTGGACGAATGTGAACACCTGGGTATTCCACATGAGGCTTATTTGTACAGCTATGCGGATACTGACAAACACATCCAGAGTGAGATCGCACATATTAAGCGCCTGCTCGATGGCAGGAGTGTCCGTGTGTGGTTCGATCTGGAATATCGTCCTGCGAAGGCATTTTGGAGGAGAGCGCTCGAGGCCTTCCTTAAAGCCTTCCCCACTGGCGGAGTGTACTCGTGGGAATGGGTCTTCACAGATGTCCTTGATGGTATCTACTGCCCGCGGTGGATCTGCGCGTATGGTCCAAACGATGGCAAGCCGCACTATGATTACAAGCCTCATCTGTCCTGCCATGGCTGGCAGTATACGAGCAAGGCAAGGATTCCGGGGATTGCCGGTGATGTAGATGTAAGTGAGTGGTATGGAGACTTCGCAGAGGCAATAGTCGAGCCCGCCACAGCTTCACCAGCTCCTGTAGCGGACCGGAATGCAGTCGTCAACCGGATGCTTGAATGGGAACATTACAGTGAGCAGAACGGTAAATTCAAGGTAATCATAGACGGATACAATGCCTATCTGCCGACAGCAGTCAAAGCGGGATGCGCAAATTATCAGGTCAAGTACTCGGACGAGTGGTGCGCTACATGTGCGAGCAATGCCTATATTGCCTGCGGTATCGGGCACCTGTTCCCTGTCGAGTGCTCCTGTCCCAGGATGATCACACTGGCTAAATCCATGGGGATCTGGCAGGAGAACGATGGTTATGTTCCGGATCCCGCGGATGCAGTCCTGTATGATTGGGAAGATTCCGGTAAGGGTGACAACGCCGGTACTCCGGACCACATCGGCATTGTCATTGATGTCGATAAGAGCAAGGGAACATTTGTTGTCATGGAAGGCAATAAAAACGAGGCTGTTGGCCGGAGGACCATGAGCATAGACGGCAGATATATCCGAGGATTCATCACGCCTAGATTCAATGATCCCGTTCCTGCAAAGATAGAGGAGGTGAAACCTGTGGCGAAAACCTACGAGATCAGTAAGACCGGCACACCTAACAAAACCACATGCGTAAAATGGGGACTGCTCAAGAACGGCCAGAAGGTGACAGCACGCCTGCAGCCGGAAGACGGAGCAAAGCCCTGCAGTTTTTCTCCGGTCCAGCCTCTGAGCAGAATCGAAGTCTATGACTACATCACAACTGCGAAGCGCTGGGCATACTGCAAAGTCGGCGGGAAGTACGGCTTTATCCTCGCTAGTTCCATCTCTGCATATCTGCGCACACCTAAACAGCCGACTGACAAGGTCGTCGATTGGGTGCTTGCTGACGATTTCGGCAAAAAAGAAATCCGCTGGAACGCACTGAAGACTCTCGGCTATGATGCGGATGCTGTCCAGCAGAAGATTGATGAGATGTATGGGAAAAAGAAAGCGAGCACAGATAGAGGCCCGCAGAGAGTGTATAACCTGATGAAGCCTTACATCGATTCCAAGACAGCGCATAAGGATTTTATCAGGGAATATAATGCTTTCATTGACTGGTACAATAAAAAATATGGTACAAAGCACAGCAAGATTAACGATTCAAATGCGTGGTGCACGGAGTTCCTGCAGCTCATGTTTTACAAGGCTGGTTATCTGGACCTGATCGGATACGGTAAGCAAGCCAAGATCCTCATGGACAATGCCATCAAAAAAGGAACATGGAAGGCCGGCACGAGCGATATCATCTATGGTGATATTGTCGTGTACCAGGATTCAAAAGGAAACCCGAACCATTCAGAGTTTGCGCTTGGTGGAAAAGACTTTGTCTCAGGCAATTACAACGGTGGTGTCCATAAGAGGCATCGCAGCAGCCTCGGAACAGTAAAAGGCAGGATCCGGCCTAAGTATCCCAAAGATTCAAAGGAGGGCGACTCGACAAATAATAGAGTGCGCATGTACGCTCCGCGATTCTGGGAAAACAATCCGGATTACTTTGGCGATGAGACCATATTCATTGACGGGAAAGAGGGTGTAGCCTTTGATACCGGTATGAAAGGCTCTCTTGCTGTCAGCAAGGTAAAGGCGCTCGGCCTCGACGCCATAACCATCGTTATTACTCATCCTCATGGAGACCACACAGGTAACGTCAAGATCATGGTGGACAGCCTGCCTGTAAAGCACGTATACCTTCCCAACGTGGACGGGATCCGCAAATATCAGAAATCATATGCAGAGAGGATGGATGATATTGCTGCTCACTGCAAAAAGAAGGGTGTTCCGGTAACATGGGTGAAGATGGGAGACAGCTTCACAATTGGCTCCCTGAAGGTGAATTGTATCTTCCAGGCAAATGCTGATAAGCTGAAAGAAAAGGATACTCACCATTTCATAAACAACATGAGTATGGTCTACAAAGTCTTCATCGGCTCCTGGAGGATCCTGATAGGCGGAGACCTATCAGCAGAGGGCATCGTCCAGATGATGGCATCGGATGTGGATTTCTCATGTGACGGTTTTAAGCTCTTCTGGCATGGCGACCGCAATGGCATCAAAACAGTGTTTGCGCAGGCTATTAAAGGCGTGCTGTTCGCATTTACCCAATATGAGCACAAGGAAAGCAAAGGCAATGGACGTGCGAGCACATATAATCTGCTTCGTGATATTGGTGCGTTTGTCGCGAGGGCTTTTGATGATGGAGAAATAAATGTCGATTTCCAGGGAAATACCGCGAAGCTGACGACCTCACTCGGCATCACGCGCACTTTTGTCAAAAAGCAGTCAGCCTATAAAGTCAGCCTGACGACCAAGGTCAAATCGTCACCTGGCTCCGGTCTGCTGGCAATCGAGCCTGAGGATTACACGGCAAAGGAAGTGCAGGCCCTGAAATCCGCAGGTTATACTGTGCTTGCCTATCTGTCGGTGGGAAGTGTAGACGAGCGGCGCAGCTATTATAAACAGCTCGAAAAATACACTCTCCGACGCCTTGACGATTGGGAGCACGAGCGGTATCTGGACGTCTGCGAGCCTGCTGTGCAGGACTGGCTCATCAATCGAGGGATGGCGCTGCTTAATGCAGGATATGACGGAATATGGGCTGATAACACGGATGTATTTGAGGAGTATCCTTCGGATGCAGCCTATAAAGGTATCACAAGAATCTTGCAGGCACTGTATCCTCACGGCTATATCATGATCAACGGCGGAATGGAATACATGCTCTGCGCTATCTCCCAGAAAATCCGCGTGGCTCACGGAGTGACGCAGGAGGAGGTTTTCTCGCTGATTACAGATTACTCTGGGAGCGGGACTTTCGGCGCTCAAATCGCCTCAGAGAGCTTGGAATACCAGAAGTATATTGCAAAGGCAATGGGCGCCGGCATGGAAACGTATCTCCTGGAATACACCAGAGACGCCAAACTTAAAGAGAAGATCATTAATTACTGTAATGCATCCGGAGCTGGTTGTTATATCAGTGAGGATGTAGATCTGTAAGTAGAGCATAGAGTGAGTCTGGCGCCGGACCACTATGCATTTGTTTCCGGTTATGCTCATTAGATACCCGGTAGTGACATGATAGTAACATCGTGCTGTCTGAGGAGCATAACATAAGGAAACCAATCATCTCCCAATTATCCAAGAGATAATTTTCAGACCGGAATATCAACAAGAATCACACACAAGACCCGCAGAAATACAGTGTTTCTGCGGGTTCTTTTTATGTCCACTTCTTTTGCATTTCTTAGAAAATCTACTCATTAGTAACACAATAGTAACACGTTAGTAACAGCGTTTTATGGGTCTTCCGTAAGACTTTCGGAGTCTTCCGTAAGATGTCGGATGATGGACTTCCTGACTTCCAGTTTCGTCCTGCAGTGCAGGTTAGTCCCATCCTTAAAGGTGATATCATAACCGTCGTGCATGTTTCCTCGTATACCTGAGAGCATGGTCCTGTGCTTCTCTGCAATCTGCATGGTGTCAAACATGCCTTCCTGGTCACGGCGCACAAGGTCCTGGACGTAGGAGCTGACGGACATGCCCCTGTCTTTTGCCAGGGAAGTGATGACCTGCTTCATCCCTTTGGGTACCGCCAGCTCGATCCGGTCATAGTGCGCTGCCTTATGCCGGTTCTTATAAGCGGTATTCATATTTTGTTTATCGCCTCCAGTTTTGCGGGGAGCTCCACATGGGTATAGACGACCTCTGTGACTCCCTGGCCTTTGTGGCCTACGATCTTGCGGATGATGCGCTGGTCGACACCTGCCTCTGTCAGCAGGGATACACAGGTGTGCCGGGTGTCGTGAGGCTTATGGTCCATTCCGAGGAGCACCATGATCCCATCCCAGTAAGTATCACGAAAAGCATCATAAGACATCGGCCTGTTCTGTGCGGAGCAGATCAGGGAGTCGCAGGGCTTCTGCAGCCACTTCTCAATAAGAGGAGCAATCTTCTCTGCAATCGGGACTTCCCGGACGCCTGCAGAGGTTTTTGCCTTCCTGACATGCAGCCATCTCTCTTCCAGATGGATATCCTCTTTTTTGAGGGCGAGGAGCTCACCGATCCGGACACCGGTGTAGATCATGATCAGGACCACAGAGATATAATCATTGCCGCCTTCCATCTCCCAGAGTCGGGAGATCTCCGCAGCTGTAAAAGGAGACCTGTCTATCTTGTTCGGGTTCCCTGGCTTCGAAGTATCGAGATATCTGAGCATTTCGCGCCGGTCCGGAGATATGATCTCATGCACCACGGCATAGTCCCACATCAGGCCGAAGAGGTTCTTCATGGTCTTCAGCGTAGGTGTGTTCTTCCCGGAAGAGTCGAGGACCTTCTGCAGGTGGTCAAGTTTAATATCGACCACACGCATGGAGCTGATCGCATCACAGTATCTGTGTACGGAAGAGTAGGAGATAACACCGCTGTGTGAGATCTTCTTAAAATGCTCATCTGACCATCTGGTGTACAGCTGCTCGAATGTGATGGTGCCGATCTGCAGGTCATAAGGGTCTTTGTTAAAGTCAGAGAGGGCGGTCAGTGCTTCCGTTCTGGTCGAGTAATAACCGACAAAAGCATAGATCGGCTGACCGCTATCCTTCCATCCAACGGTCTTTCTGGCCGCCCATGGCTTTCTCCTGTTCCCTGACAACTTGTAAACACTGCCGAATCCATTAGGTAATCTGTAAGCCATAATAAAAAACTCCTTTCAGGGTGTAGAAAACTAAGCCCCAAAAGGATATACTAAGCATGATGGGTGCTGTGCTCCTCTGGGGCCGGTATCAAATTATCCGTCCGACCTGCGCCAACAGGCCGGGCGGTTTTTTTTTTATTTAGTTAAATCAATTCCATTACACCTAACGGCTCAAAGTAAATAGCATAGTTGTCTACCTGGACGCAGAGGCCGTATTTCTCATGATAATAGTCTATGGCATCCTGCAGCATGTCCTCGGTGACTTCCAGATTCTGTGCAATCTCATACCGGTTCCTGCATCCGGCTCTGTATGCCTTGATGATACCGGTCAGCCCGATCAGGCGGTTATACGCCCAGATCCGGCCTCTCAGCTCCTGCTTTCTGTTGGATGCATCCTTCTGGTTAAGGATATCTCCGGACGCTGTCAGGTGGTGCCCCAGTTCCTCGGCGAGGACGCAGGTTCTCTCCACGCTGGTATCAATATCCTTACTCACTGCGATCACTCCGTTACAGTACAATCCTTTTATCCTGTCTGTCTGGAATTTCCAGTCTATTACTTCAGCGCCGTTATCTGCGGCCTGCTGCCTCAACTCTTCCGTCCTGTTCATCTGCGCAGTCCTCCTGCAAGGGAGAATAGCGCAGGGCCTGTCCATTAAAACGGACATCTAATCAGCTCCTCTTAGATTTCACAAATTCCACAAACTTGTCGATTTCTTTCAATTCTTCTTCGGTGAAGTCTTCACCTTCGAAGTGGGCGGCGAGAGTCTGTCCCTTCACATCATCTGCCAGAAAATCCAGAGAGCAGTGCAGGCATTCTGTCAGTTTCCGGAGCGTAGACAATTTAATGTTGTCAGTTCCCTTTTTATAAAAACCATCAATAGTCGTGTAAGGGATTCCGGATAATTTCGCAAGCTCTGACTTACTCTTGATCCCGTTTTTTCTCATGAGGTATTCAAGCCGTGTGATAAATGACATCGTTCTCACCTTCCTTTCTGTTCAGATTTTACTACGTGTCATATTTTCTGTAAATAAAAATTACCCCACAAAATAAGATTATTACCCTTTAGGGTTGACATATTACGACACAGGGTATAATATTTTACATGTCGTTACGACACAGGGTAATAAAGGAATATGCAGAAAGGAGGATGAAATGTTTCCAAACTTATCAGCGGAACTCGCACGCAGGCAGATGACCATCAAGTCGCTGTCCCAGGAGACAGGTATCAATTATGAGACCTTAAAGCTGAAAATGCGCGGTGAAACAGAATTCCGGCGAATCGAGATGCAGAAGATCAAAGCAGTTTTTCCTGCATGTTCGATGGATTATCTGTTTGCATCTGACGGAATCGTCGGTGACTGCGACAGCGAGTAAATCAAAGAGAGAGGAGATGGAAGAAAAAATAGACCACAAAAAAGAAATCATCCGGATCATAAGCAGTATGTCAGGAAAGTATTCCGGTTATGAAATCTTCACAGACTGGATTCGATGTCTTGCGCTTTCGATCGCGAACACCACGCATGTGATTCATGACAAAGTGTGGAAGGAACGAGAACAGCTATATCTGGACACGATGAGGAAGTATGAACCGGAAGAACATGAAAAGTTCGGAGTGCTGACGGCCAGACTGGTCGAGGCTCTGGGAGAAAGACCGGACGACATCCTCGGAAAGGTATACATGGAGGCAGGCATGGGCTCAAAGATAGCAGGCCAGTTCTTCACACCTTTTCATCTTTCGGAGTTATGCGCACGCATAGGCCTGCAAGAGCAGATCGAAGCCTACAAAGCCGGAAGGCTCGACAAGATAACCGTCAACGAACCGTCCTGCGGTGGCGGAGCGATGATCATTGCAGCGGCAAAAATTCTGCAGGAGCAGGATATCAACTTCCAGAAGGCCATGGACGTCGTTGCGCAGGATTTGGATTGGAAGGGCGTGTACATGTGCTATGTGCAGTTGTCGCTCCTTGGGATCAGCGCGATCTGCGTGCAGGGGGATACACTCTGTGATCCATATGTCGCAGGAAAGACAGAGCGCTCACACATACTGCAGACGCCGATGAAAGCGGGGATGCTCTTATGACTGACGGAAAAGAAGAACTCAGAAATGAACTCGTGACTGCGTTGAGACCATATATCCCTTACGAACGGTTTGAAGACTGTAAGTTCCGGATCACGATGGCATTGAACTCTTACAACGTCACAAAAGAAGAAACAAGCCTGACGGTTTACGAAGGAGATATCAACGAAAAAATAATAATGCGCTTCCTGATGGCAAAGGCTGCAAGGGGATTATCCAAGAGAACACTGGAATACTACAGGCAAACTATTACCGAAACTCTTGAGACGATCGGAAAACCATATTCTCAAATAACATCAGATGATATCCGGTTTTTTCTTGCTGTGAAGGTAGCCAGAACCGGAGTCCAAAAAGCAACAGCTAATAATTACCGCCGAAATCTTTCGTCATTTTACGGCTGGCTCCAGAAAGAAGAGATCCTGCTGAAAAATCCAATGAATAAGATAGAGGCGATTAAGGTCACAAAGAAAAAACTGAAAGCATTTGAACAGGTTGATCTGGAAAAGATGCGCTTTGCCTGCCAGAACGCACATGAAACAGCTCTGCTCGAAGTCCTGATATCTACATGGGCCAGAGTTTCAGAAGTGGCACACATGCGGATAGACGAAATAGACGGAAACAAGGTGCTGGTACATGGCAAAGGCGACAAAGAAAGAGAAGTTTACCTGACACCAAAGGCACAAATAGCAATAGCGGCATATTTGAGCGAAAGAGAAGACGATAACCCTTTGCTGTTTCCGAAATGCGTTTCGGCGTGCGCCATGGTTAAAAAGAATGTGAGTCCGCATGATCTGCAGTACTGGTACAGACACAAAGAGTATATAGGCGAAGGGACGAGAGATATAAGCACGATCCGAAGCACAATTGCAAAGATTGCGAAACGCGCTGGTGTAGTTGGCGCACATCCTCATCGTTTCCGCCGCACAGGAGCAACGATGGCTCTCAGAGGCGGGATGCCGTTGCTCACAGTGTCGAAATTGCTCGGGCATGAGAGTGTGGCAACCACGCAGATTTACCTGGACATGTCTGACAAGGAACTCGAGCGGGCTCATGAGAAATATGTCATCTAAGATTTGGATGGAAGTGACACAGGATAAATACGAACTGCCTGTTGCTATTGCCGATACGGCCAAAGAACTCGCTGAGATTGTCGGCACGACAACAAACAATATCATAAGTCAGTGTTCTCACTACAGAAAGGGTAGGCTTAAAAGCAGTCGTTTTCGAATGATAGAAATCGAGGAGGCAATGAATGACAACAATAACCATTGACCAGGCACACATGATCGCGACCTCAGGGGACAGGATCTTCCATGTGGAAGGCCATGTCCGCGGGGAATGGTACTCGGACCATGTGGTTGAATACGTAGCTGAGCATCGGCATGACAAATGCCAGGTGACTCTGAAAACTGACCGGATCATCTCTGTAAGACTGGAGGATGAAAAATGAAGAGGAGAAGGCTTGCACTTATAATCGCCTGCGCCATGGCTTTCATGCTTGCGACCATGCTGGTCTGCATGATCGCAGAGGGGAAGAACATTCTTTTCGCAGAAGACTTTGAAGGCCGCATCTATTCAGCTGAACGAGGATACTTCGAAGCGGGCGGGAAAACCTATTACGCACACAAGACCAAGAGCCAGATGTATGAAGTCGGCGAACTGCTGACAAACGGCTACAGGGTCCGGCATGGGAAGCTGTACTACTTCGGACCGGACGGAGCCATGATCACCCGCAAAACGAGCAGGAACAAGACCACAAGATACATCGACTTCAACAAGGACGGAAGTGTCCACTATGTCTACCCTGCGGGCTATGGAGAAGTCCGGGAGAGATATAACGCCAACAGAAGACGGTTTCAGGTGCTGAAACATGGAAAGTGGAGAGATACGGGTATGCAGATCTGGCCGTATGGCTGGATCGACTGGCAGGAGTAGGAGGTAGGTTATGAAGATAACTGTTGGAGATGCTGCCGCCATCATGGGATGCAGTGAGCAGTTCATCCGGATCGGCCTGCAGCGCGGGCAGCTGGATATCGGTGATGCAGTACAGATGTCCAACAGATGGACATATAACATTGCTCCGGCAAGACTCGCCGCACGACAGGGAATGACGGTACAGGAACTGGAAAAAGAGATCAAAAGGAGGAAGGCATGGGCCTGTTAGATGTGATCCGCAGACTGGTGAAGAAAGTGCGTATCAAAAAAAGAAGAGCCGCCTAAAGAGAAGCCTATGGGTCAGATCCTGAGGGAACGGGAAGATTTTTTCCGAAACAGTAAGGAGATTGGAGATGAATAAGTATACAGAGATCAGCATCAACGAAGCTATGAAAAAGGCTGCGCAGGATGAGGGGGGGTCTTCATGATCGTGCCGGTCACTCCTGACACCACGGTGAGGCAGTTCCAGCAGGCTGCAGGCTTTGTCGTCCCTGAAAGCGAAACAAAGTCGAAGGAAAGCCCGCAAAAGAAAGTCATTGACCATGGGAAGATCGTAGCGCTTTATACTGCGAATCCTCCCAGGACTGTCTCATGGATCGCTGACGAGATCGGGTGTTCAGTCCAGACTGTCATCAATCATTTGAAAAAAGAAGGAATCTACAAAGGAGAAGAATCGTGACCAAAGGATACAAAG